CTTTCGGGCTTTAGCAACCTCTTCTTTATACGCAAGTTTCTTTTTACGAATCTCACGCTCTTCGTCTACTTCTTCATCAAACGAAAAATTATCTTCAATCATAAAGTTAACTTCGCTTGAATCTAAATGTGACTTAGCTTGTTTGTAATACTCTCTTAATAAAGTATCATTATCTACATTAGAATAGTCAGCATTTAATCTAACATAGTCTTCTAATGTTCCACCTGTTTCTTTCATAAAGTCTACAACTTTTTCGATGTTCTCAGGTAGTTTAGCTATTTCTCTAGCCTCTTGAGGCGTTGGAGCAATAACTTTTTCTTCTAATTGTTCTCCTATTTGTTGTATTTCTTCTTCAACAACTTCTTCAATAGGTTTTACTTCTTCTTCTTTAATTTCAGAAACTGGGCTGGGCTCTGATACTTGTTCGTCCACTTTAGGGCTATCTCCGGTTTGTTCTTCCACAACCACCTTCTTTGTTTCTCCGACTTGAATGGCATCTGTTTCTTCTGTTTTAGGTTTTGATAAATCGACTTTAATAATATCGTTTTTTACCAATTGTTTAGGTTTTTTAAGTTTTACCTTAAAAGAACCTTCTTCTTTTACTTGTTCTGACATAATATAATATAATAAAAATTAATAAATAAGTTTATTGCGGTGTAAACTGCTCTAAACCAAATCCGCCTAAGTTATCATTACCAGCTGATTCAAAATCTGTAGGTAGTAAATCATTTTGACGTTGTTCAATCATTTTTGATTGTTGTGTTGCTTGTATTTTAGTTCTTTTATCTTTGCGATCTTCTATTTCAGCTTCTTTCTGTTTAGTAGCTTGCATATTCATTTGTGCTAATTGCAAACTATATTGAAACTCTTCAGCCATTAATTGTTTTTTAATTAATGCTTCTTGTTCCATTCTTTGTATTTCAAACTGTGATTTAGCTTGTTCAATTTGTATCTCTGTTTGAGCTAAAGCTTCTTGTTTTTGTACCTCATTTAAAGCAGCTTGCTCAGACTGTTGCATGTTTGCTTGAGCTTGAGCTTGTATCTGTTGCTGTTGAGCAGCTTGATCCTGTTTTTGCTTTTGTATTCTTCTATATTTTAAAATCTGATTAGCTAAAGTTATGTTTTTAACTTCTCTAATATCAATAGCATCTTCTAAGTATATTTGACCTGACTGTAAGGCTACTTGTATGTTTTGTTCTAATACAGCTTTTTCTTCATCATCAGGTTCAAGTTCTAAATAAATACCAAAATCATACAAATGAAGATTTTTTAATTCTTCTAAGTTTTGAGTATTAGTTAAAGATATACTTTGCATTAAAGCTTGTTTAGTTAAATCAAATTCTAAAGCATCAGCTAATCTTAGCGATATATTTTCACAAGCTCTTAAGGTTAAATATAAACTAGCATCTAATATATGTTTAGTTGCTATATTTGAAGCGTTGGCAGCCATTTTTTGCAATCCGACTAAAGCGTCTTTGTCTGGTAAACTACCATCTCTTGCTTCGTTTAACCCTGTAACATCTCTTATCATTTGTAGATAATATTGATAAGTTCCAATAAGTGATTGTATTTTTCCATTAGAACTGGATGTTTGTAGCTCTTGAATAGGTACTTTACCTCTATTAGGATCACCATCTTGCGTTAAACTTCTACCAACTATACTACCTGTTTGAAAATACATGTTCAAAGCCTCTTGTGGATTATAATTAGTACCATTACCTAGGTCAACTTCTGCTAAACCGTCAACATCTACAAATACACCATCGGGAACCATACGCTGAATAACTTGTTGTAATTTTAATGATGTTAACTGTATCATATCAGCAAAACTAGTTACACGACTTACTAAAGATTCAATACGACCTTGATATAAGTTAGGTGCACATATAACATAATTCATTTTAACCTTAGTTAAATCACTATTAGGTCTTGTCATATTTTCAGCTAACTTCCACTCGAGCATTTGTGGAACACCCATAACTTTTGCACCACTAAATAAAACTTCTATGCTTCTAGAAACTCTATCAAAGTTGTCACTTTCAGGTGGATTAAACGTGTCTGGTTTTTCTAATGTTTTTTCTAATCCAGTTTCTGTTCTTTTTATTTTAAATACTTGATCAATAAATGTTTTGTATTCAAAAAATAATATCTGAACTAAATCATTGTCATAATTTGGATTAGCTATGTAACCATCACGACCAGGGTATTTAACCATTTTTTCTAATTCTTCACTTGTAAGATATGGAAATTTCTTTTTAATTTCAGCCAAAGTCATAGACTTTATTTCACCAACATAATATATATCTTCAAAATTAGGATCATTAGTATATGAATAAACTAAATTAGCAGGATCTACATAATCAACTACAACACCCTCTGATTTATTAAAAGTTGTTTTAACAGCTCCAATTCCTATTGTTACTATATCTTCTATAGTTCTTTTATTTGTTAATTGATACTTGTTAAAAGCTAAAGTATTATTTATAGCTTCTTCTTCAGCAATCTCTACAGACTGTTTGTAATTTAATTGCATGTGTATCTCTAATTCTTCTTTTGATTGTGGAAGTGTTTTTTGATCAGAATTATACAGATTCATTCCTGTAGTCTCTTGAATTTCATTAAGATAATCTTGAGCCATCATGTCCCTATATATTCCACCTACATAATCAGTTCTTTGTTTTAAAGAAAAAGGATCTTGAGCATAAGCTTTTAAATCATAATTTTTAGCTGCAATACCATTTACAACTATATCTACAAACTTAGGTATAATAGGTACTGGCTTCCAATCTAAATTTAAATAAGACAAATCACCATTAATAGACAATTCATCTTTATATTTTTGAACACTTTGTTCTCCTCTAGCATATAATCTTAAATTATGAAACTGCTGATAACCTGTATTCCATCTACTACCATTTACTCTACCACCTCTAAACCATTCATACTCAATAGCTTGCCCAACTAATAATCCATATTCTAAAGTTTTCTTTTCCTCTTCAGATACCATCTGATCAGGAAACGCACTATTAACACCAGTGTTTAATTTCATCTATTAATTATTTTTGATTCACTACCTCTATTGTCATATTTAGAAAAGTTTAAATTTACAGGTTCTTTTATAACTTCAGCAACGGGTCTATATTTGTTTTTATTACAAGCCATAATAGCTAAGCCAGAACTTATTGATGCATCGTGTTTAGTTCTGTTGTTTATATCAAAAGCAGCCCAGTCTTCTAGCGTGCGTTGAAAATACATTGTTCCATACTGCTCATTATTATAACCAACAAACATTTCTATATAAGCTTCTATAGCGGCAGCATGAGCTTGTTTAATGTCTTCACTTGAATTAGGTATACCACCTATTTCTTTTTCTGTTACAGATAATTTATGTATTGTTTTATCTGGTCTATTCATAGAGTAACCTCTATAACCTCTTCTTTTAAAATGATACAACAATCTAGGTTTATTATTTTCTGCAAGTATAGGCATACCATAAAATATGCAAGCCATAAGTACATCTTCAAAAAATATCTCAGCAGTCTGAGGTCTAGCTATATATTCTAAAAACAATAAGTTAGGTGGAGCATCTTCCATACTAAACTTAGTTAATCCATGTAATGATCCTTTAGATCCTCTTCCATCTACAGTTCCTGATATGTCATAACTGTCGCATCCAAAAGCACCCATATGTTCGTTTCCAGGAAACTTACCACCATTTTTAACAACAACTCTGTTTTGTTGATTTTCATTAGGAACCCAAGAAACATAAAATCTACCTTGATTACTTGGAACAAACATAACGCTTGTATCTTTAATCCCATCTTCCCATTGAAAATTACCTTGTGTAACAACATTAGAGTGTTTTAAATCTTCATTATAATCTATTTGTTCATAGATTTTAGTAAGATTAAAAAGTGATTGCTTTGTTTCATCTCTGAACGCGTGTTTTTCTGTACGTGGAAACTGTCTATATAATTCATTAAGTGCATCAGGATCATCCTTAAGGCCATCTACTTCATTTTCCCAGTGTTCTATTACACCTATTTCAATTGGGAAGCCATCAGGTCCTTTCTTTTTTTCCTTGGGTGTCTCAAAGACAGGTAATCCATAAGAATCAATGTATCCCTCGTAGTTCCATTCCATAGGTATGAACAAGCTATATAATCCCGAGCTAGTCTGCCCGTTGCGGTTTCTTCTGGTAACGTTTGAGTCATCATATAATTTTTTATAATTTCTACCTCCTTTGTCTAAAGCATTTGATGTTGATCCCATCATACACTTACCAATAATTCTAGAACCTAATCGTAAACAAGTTTTTGTAACTCTCCAGTTATTTAATATGTTATCAGGTTTTTCCCACTTACCTGACTCATCGTGTACTAGTAATTTTAATTTCTCACCATCATAACTGTTGTCTCCTGTATTTTTCCAATCAATAGTTGTATCAAGACCTTCTAACTCTTCTAACTGTTCATTGTTATCTATTTTACGTCTTGTAAATCTGCTAGCAGGAACTCTATATGCAAGCTCTGTTTTTGGCCTGTCCATACCGTCTTGTATTGGCTTGAAGAAAAACGGGTAGTTGACTGAAATAGGTACGATTTTATCGGTAAACATTTTCTTTGCATCAGACCCAGACTTTGATAAGACACCGTATCTAGCATCACTA